CACCCGAAATATACAGCCTTTTTTAGAAGACATAAAAGCCATTCATCTTAGTGAATTTAATGTAAACCATTCATCAGGATATGCAGGTCAATGTGACGCTTTAATAGATACAGAAAATTCTGACGGCCATTCAGAACTAACGATAGTAGATTTTAAAACATATGGAAAGGATACAGACAAACCAGAAAAATATTTACAGGATCATTTATTACAAATAGGAGCGTATAATGAGGGATTATATGAGAAAACAGGAGTTAGAGCAAAAAGGGGATTAATATGTATAATAAGAAAGAACGGATTACAACTTCGTTGGGTAACAGCTATGGAGTTGATAGGTTGTGGTGCGTTATTTAAGGAAAAGGTTGCAGAGTTTCAAGATATGGTAAAAAAAGATTTATTAGTTGCGGTTTGAAGTAAAGTCCTGATAAGTAACCATAACCCATTGTCCTGAACCTGATTGATTCTTTGGAACGACATAAGTAAAGCTATCTTGAGTGGGAGGGTAATAAAAGATCTGACCTTCGTAAGGATTATCAGGAAAATTTATACCCCAGTTATTATTAGGCATTAGTCATTTCCTATGTTGTGTTGTTTTTTAGCGATTTCGCTGTTGATAGTTTGGGCTAGTATGTATGGTTCGTATTTCAAGTCTAGGTCAAGAGACTCTCTGGCATATTGAAAGTCATCAATATTACCAGAGAGATAATCTTCATCTAGTGCTGCACGTTTGATTTGATATTCGTAGTATTTACCTTTAGGCATTGTCCACCTCAAACTTTTTCTTTTCTTCTTTGGTTAGGCAGTGTTCGTGAACACGATATGCACCATCAGAAAAGTTTTTATTTTCTCCAAAGACATCGTAAGCAGTGATGTCTTCGTCACAGTAAATTTTTTCATCGCAACGATCACATTCGTAAAAGTTACACTCTGGGCATAACCAACCGATATAGTTATCATTATCGGCTGGTATTCTGTTAACAAAAAGACCTGATCCAAAAGAAGTGGAGCGTAGACATTCGACACACTTGTCTCCAATATCTACTTGTTTACATTGCATAGTAATTTTGTAATCTCCATATAAGGTGAATCGAAATCGTCAAAAAGGTAGGAGTTATCCTCCCACCAATCGACTATGTAATCAGAATCAAGATAAATACAAGATTGATCGAATGACTCAGGATTTTGAGACATATAATCGTGATACCACTCTGCAAAGTATTCATGTAAATCTTCATGTACTTTGTAGTGTTTAGCTATCTCTGTAGCGTGTTCTTCGCAAAGAGTTTTAAAATCAAAATACTTTACGATAGAATCTAGCTCTTGCATAACTAGATCTGGTAATGGGTTGTCAATCATAATTCGCTAGCGAAATTCTCAGTTGAAAGTAATTTTTTTAAGGTAAGTATTATTTAATATAGCTCCGATTTTCCTGCGTAATTCATCATCTTTATCGTCTTTAGCTTTATGGTAGTCACGAATCAAATCTTGATAAATTTCAGATTTTAATTCAGTTTTTTGTTGTTGAAGAATAGACTCTATAGGTTCTATGTCGTACATTTCTTCAACTCTGGTAATCCACTTATAAACTGTTTTATCGCTTACGCAATAATCAGCAGACAACTTAGAAGCTATCTTTGTTTTCTTTACATTGGAGCGTAGCATTTCAGCTATGGCTTCAAATGCTTCATCACGACTTTCGGTTATGTTCATTGGCACATATCCTCAAATCGTTTTCTTGCATAATAGGCAGCAGCCTTTTCTATCTGCTCTTGAGTTGCATTGGTTGGTCTATTGTTTATAAACCAACCCAATTCTTCTTCGTAAAGATTTTCAAGAATTTCATCATTTACTGGATGCGACATAATAACCTCCTACCAAGATGATTGATAGTAGAAGTTATCAAAGCATTTTCCTGTTCCTGACATTTTTTCTTCATAGGCAAATAACTTATCAAGAGTTTCTTTGGTACGTTCTAAATCTTGAAAATACCATTTGTCGTATTCATCAGTTCCAAAGAAACAACCAAGATTGTCGGTAGGTAAAATCTTACTTGCTTTTGTTATACGTTCTTTTTCATCTTCAATTTTAAGAATTTCGTTAATATTCTGAAGAAGCAATTTTAAGTGTTCTAAAGATACCCAATAACGCTCGCAGTCGTCATTACCACCCTGCACTTCATCTACAAAAAACTTATGAATTGCATTAGCTTTCCTCCATGTTAACAGTGGAAATACATAGGTCATATGATTATAGGCATGATCTATTGGAGCGTTCTGAAAACCGATATCATCTAAAGCATTTTCCAATGCTGATGATTTTTCAACTGTAACCTTTTTACCTTCTCTCATATCAGCGTAATCTTGGTCTGTTGGTTGTGTGTAGGCTCTTGTAGAAAAAGAGCCTTCTAAATACATGTCTAATCCCATTAGAAAGAATCCTCCATTAATTCAGATAGTTTTACTGGGTCAAAATGAATGTCTCTTTCAATCCCAAGTCCAAAAGGTCTTTTGATAGATTCCAACTCAGGTAAAGAGAAGTAACCTAGTTCTTTTTCATGCCCATCTACAAGACCAAAGAATAGTTTTTCTTCTGGGTCGTATTCTGTAGCGTACCAATTCCATGAACCGCATGGGTCAAAGAATTTTACATAAGCGATTGCTTCTTTTCCTTTTCCGTCTTGAGCGTATAAAGGAGGTAACTTTTTTTGAAGTTCTTTAGTTAAAAGTTTCATAAGTAGGATAAGTAACTTATATTTTAATAATAATATATAAATGATGCTATTGTCAATCTGTTATGATATATTAATAATACACTTACTATTCCATAATGAGTATCATTAAGTCCTATGTCCATTTGATTCAAGAAATGGGTTATGATCCATACAACCTTAAAAATTTGCCCTCTGAAGAATGGGACAATTTAATTACTAAGGTCTTAAAAATACCTGATAAAAAATTATATGAATTTTTGATCCTTACAAGATGCCAAATAAAAACTGAACAAAGAAAAAGGGCTATTTAAAGCCCTTCTTTTTTGTCTTGTAATATCGGAAGCATAATTCGAAACTGTGCAGCATTTCATTCTGGAAGACGCATAATTGAGTTTCCAAGTTATGTTGCTCTTCCAATATATCCTCGTATCTTTGAAGAAAATTAGACTTAAATTCAGAAATTTGACATAATTTTCTTTGGATCGTTGCAAGCTCCTGAAAAAGGTCATCATCATTTGTAATGACCCGATCAGATAAATTTGACATTTTCTCCAAATCTTTTTGAGCCTGAATCATTTCAGGATCAGTCGCTTTGTACTCTTTCATAGCTCCTCTAAAGTCATGATTTTTCATAAAAAGGATTGTATTTTTTTTGATTCAACTCCATATAACGAGAAGTTATTTTATGGACTTGATCGAGAGAACCATTCATAATAATTTTTCCTAGTTCTCTGTATTCTTTTTTTTCTGATTTTGTAAGCATGATTTTTAAAAATGAAAAAGGGGAAATTAATCCCCGATTTTTTAAGCTCCTAATAAATTGTCTAGAACTGATTGGTCAACGCTTTTTGCATTGAGTCCAGAAAGGTATTGTGTAATGTGTTTCTGGGTCGTTCTTGACCAGTTTTTAGAAGTCCTGATGCAATCGCCATTTTTTAAACGGGCTGCAACTGGTGTTTCGTAACTGATAAAAATCTCTTTATCAGGAAAAGAAAGAAGCGTCTTAGACGCTCCTAGTTTTTTAATTCTCATTTTTGTTGATCTCCTTTGTTTCTGGGTCGTAAGTAAGGTTTAATTTTGGGAATAGATCGAAGGTTTCCCCCCAATCTATACCAGCAAAATAAATTTCAAATTCTGTTTCAGACATTGAAAAAAGCTCCAATTAATCTTTTTAGAAATGATCTTTTCTTAATTACTTTGAAACTTGCAGGAATTGTGATTGCTTCAAATTCCTTTTTTGCAGGTTTTAAAACTGTGAACTTCGGAAGCTCTACAGATTTCACAACCTCAACCCTGTGAAAATATGGTTGTCGTTGGTTTAGTTTTTGACACACAGCCAACGCTTGCTGTTGTGTTCTACGCTCTGCAACTAAATTCCATTTTGGAGATTTAGTAGAATAATCAATTCCATTGAATTGAGTAACTTGATAAGCGAAAGTCATAATTTGAAAATTAACTTTTGGATAAGTGAAATAAAGATAAAAGATAAATAAATATCAATTATCTATTAGCTGATGTAGTGCTTCTGAGTGCGGTTGAGGAGAGAAGAAAAGCTAGTCATAAGATCTAAGCTCCTGTTGTCTCTCTGGTTCAGCGTGAGTGCATCAGCTAAGAGATAAATGACTATCTTTGTCTCTTGCAAGGCATGAAATCAAAATCATCGTCAAACCTATTTGATTCCTTCTTCAGGTGATTAAGGATTTTTTTTTGTCTCCTTATCCTGAAGTCTGGGAAAGAGCAACGCTTCCTATGTTGCTTTTCTTTGGTCTAGATGTCGAATCTGAGACTCCCAACAAGATATGTAAAAGGGATTTTTCTTATCCCTTATGTATTAATTATAGCAGAGTGACATCAGGACTGCAACAAAGATGATACATGTAGTGATGCTATAAGTGACATATTAAATGATTATCTATGACATCATAATGATACATATGGGGGGTGGTGTTGTAACATTTGTTACTTTATATAACGGTCCGTACAACTTAAATATATTCTCGTAATCTTCGTTACTAATACAGAGTTACTACTGTTTTTGTTCTACTTTAATAGATAATTCAGGTGCTTGAATATTGACTGTCTCTACTGACTCTCCGATAACCTTGCCTAATGAATCTAATATTTGGGCTGCTGTCTGTAATTGGCCTTTTGAAACTGCCTTGTTAAATAATCTGACTCTCATTGCTTGAAGCCTGGGAAGCATATTTTCTCTATCTTTATCCCAATCTTCATTATTCCATTGTTTTACACGACTCCAATCACTCCAAGCTGAAGTTTCTGCAATGCCTTCGATCTTTGCATGTTCCAAAACAAGCTGCCTTGTTGTTTTCCCATCTAACTGACGAGAATATAATCTTTGACTTCTAGCTTGGATATGAGCTTGAGTATTAGGAGCAAATTTAGCTCTTCTTTTTTGTTTTACTTGTTGTTCTTTAAATTCTTCTGGAACGAAACCAGATAAAAAAGATTCAGCCACGGACTCAATCAGGTAAGGTATTAATTGAATAATAACCTAGAAATTGCAATTTAGGCTATAACTAGGGGGTATTAGTTGAAAAATTTGTTAATTTTTAGTGTATGGCAGTAAAAAACGCACCAGAAATCAGTTTAAAGTATGCTCAAGGGCAAGTTTTTAACAGCCAGAAGAGATTTAGGATATTAGTAGCAGGGCGAAGGTTTGGAAAATCATATTTAGCGTGTATTGAACTACTTCGTGGTGCGATTAATAGACCAGGGGAGGTATATTTCTATTGTGCTCCTACTTATAGGATGGCAAAAGATATTGCATGGAAGGAATTAAAGAAATTAGTACCAAAAATGTGGGTTGCGACTAAAAATGAGACAGATTTGAGACTTGAGTTAATAAACGGATCAACTATTGAGTTAAAGGGAACTGAAAATGCGATGGCATTAAGGGGAAGAAGTTTAGCAGGTGTTGTGTTAGATGAGGCAGCATTTATGGATCGAGATGTGTGGGCTGAAGTTATTAGACCTGCATTGGCTGATAAACAGGGTTGGGCATTATTTATTAGTACACCTGATGGTACTGCGAGTTGGTTTTATGATATGTGGTGTTTTTGTGGTGAAACTGATCGAGATGATTGGATTCGTTGGAGTTTTACTACGATCCAGGGGGGTAATGTTGCAGAAGAGGAAGTTGAAGCAGCTAGAGGGCAATTAGATGAGAGAACTTTTAGACAAGAATTTGAAGCTAGTTTTGAAAATTTAACTGGATTGGTTGCTGTTAGTTTTGCTGATGAGAATATTGACAAAGAAGTACAGGATTTACACATGATGCCTTTGTTAATTGGGTTAGATTTTAACGTAGATCCGATGGCAGGAATTTGTGCGGTAAAGCATAATGATTGTCTTTATGTGTTTGATGAAATCATGCTGACAGGAGGTGCTACCACTTGGGATTTTGCAGAAGAGGTCATAAGAAGGTATGGGGTGGATAGAAGAATTATTGCTTGTCCTGATCCTACTGGTAGTGCAAGAAAAACAAGTGGGGTAGGTGTTACAGATCATACGATTTTAAGAAGATCTGGTTTTACTGTTATGAGTCCTAAAAGTCCGTGGAAAATTAGAGATAAAATTACTGCTGTTAATACGGCTTTATATGATGCAAATGGAGATCGAAGAACTTTTATTCATCCAAGATGTAAAGAATTGATAAAAGCGTTAAGAACTCTTACATACGCTCCAAATACAGGATTACCTAATAAGAATTTAGGAGTTGACCATGCATTTGATGCTTTTGGTTATCTATGTTTACAGCAATTTAACTTGGCAAAACCAGAGACATTAGGTCAAACTTCGTTTAGAATATACTAAGAGTTACTTTTTACTATGCCAATGGGGAAAGGGAGCTATGGCTCTAAGGTTGGAAGACCTCCAAAAAAGAAAAAGAAAAAGAAAGGAACTAAGAAACGTGGCGAATGTTCCTGTTAATAAGACCTTATATTCAAGGGTAAAGGCAGAAGCGAAACGTAAATTTAAAGTTTACCCATCTGCTTACGCTAACGCATGGCTTGTACGAGAGTACAAAAAGCGTGGAGGTACTTATCGCACTGAGGCAAAGAAACGTGGCAAGAAGTAGTGGCGGTTTAACCCGTTGGTTTAAAGAAAATTGGGTTGATGTAAAGACAGGTAAGCCTTGTGGTCGTTCTAAAGGTGAAAAACGAGGTTATCCAGCTTGCAGACCTAAAAATCGTGTATCAAGTAAGACACCTAAGACAGTTGGAGAGATGACAGCAGCAGAAAAAGCAAGATTTAAGAGAGAAA